TAGGCCGCCGCCTCCATGCCATAGAAGTCGAGTTGTCCGTCTGCGTCGCAGACCTTCGCCCACGCATCCCACAGGTCGTTGAGGCGCTTTTCCTGTGCGCCGGTGAAACGCGGTGTAATGCCGGTGCCGATGACGTTGGCCACCAGCGCGTCCATGCTCGCGGCGATATACGGGACGTTCTGGACGAGGAAGCGGGCCTTGGCGCGCAACGTCGCCGCGTCGGCCATGTGGTCGGCCTGTGCGCTGGCGTTACCGCGCCGGGGCTTCCAACTGTCTCGAGGACTGGCCGCTTCATATGCACGCTCGAGTCGCTGGCGATCCAGCACCCGGCGCAGCCCCCGCGAAGGCGAGAGCATCCCGATCACGCGGTCGATCGCGCTGGCAACTCGAGCGGCCATCAGTCGCCCCGCGAGGTCGTGAAGCGGTAGCGGAACGCCCCCGTGGGCCGCGTCGATCCGGCAGCCAGGATGCCGGCGATGAAGTCGCGGCGCGCCTTAAGACCCTCGAACGAGTCGAAGCGCACCCGCCGCCCCTCGAGCTCAACCTCGAGTTCCGACGCGGCGATGGCACGGTCAATTGCCGTGAGGTCCGCTTGCGTGAAAGCCATAGGCCGCCACGCTATCGGGCGGCCTGTCTCAAATCCAGCAGGCGTGAGACGGTTTCAGCCGGCCTGCTTCAGCAGCCGATAGACCGTAGCGCGGCTGATGCGCAATTCGCGCGCCACTTCGGTCGCGTTACGGCCGTTGAACAGCCTGGCAACCTCAGACTGCACATCGGTGCCAAGGCGGCGGATGTAAACGCGCTCGCTCGCAAACTCCTGGCGGAGGGTTCGCTTGATCTCACTCTGCCGGCTCTTGAGGTCAGGTAGCACCTCGACGATATAGTCGAAGATGCGGTCCACAAGGTCCGGCTCAGCCGCGATCTTCTCGTTCAGCGTTTCGGGTTCCGGCTTGGCCGGCTTCTGCTTCTTGCGTGAGGTCACGACCATGGCTTCACCACCCTCGAGGTACGCGCGGCACCACAGGCCGCGCAGGTTTCTGGTTCTCGGCCGGCCTGGCGACGGGGGGCGCCACGACTGCCGGCTGTGCAACGACGACTTCTTCAATACGGATCTGCCACTTCTGCCAGTCGCCCTCTTTCCAGCGATCCAGGCCAACAAAGTGAGCCGCGGCCAGCGCGTACACGGAACAGTCGAGCGCTTCGTTGCGCCGACCCGCTGGCTTCATCCACTCGAGCTTCGGATGCCCCTTGACGTACTTCGTCACTAGGCGCTCGGCGGTGATCTGCTCAAAGACCTCCGGCGGGAGGTGCTTGGACAGGTGGACGTATCCCGGCCCCGGCATCGTCGTACGCAGCCGTCCGTAGATTTCCGCCTTGGCGGTGTCCGTGCCGATCGGCCAGAGCTTGACACCTTTCTTCACCTTGACGCCGCGCCAGTTCACGTCTTGGTCAGAGGGCTTGCCCAGAACAGCTTTTCCGGATTGGCTTGATCCCTTGACCGGGTAGACGTGCTCGCCTAGGTGGGTGCGCGCATAGGCGTAGACCTGCTGGGTGTGATGGCCGCCCGAGTCGATCATGGTCGCCAGCAGCGGGACGGTTTGCCCCGACTGGTGCAGCACTGGCGTCCGGCGCCACTCGGTGAGCGCCGCCCACGGCGAGCCAGCCTCTGTCTCGGGCAGCGCCGGGTCGCCATAGAACACGGCGCGGTCCACGAGTTGTCGCTCCATCCCGCGGCCCCAGGCCCACAGGTACGCTTCCAGCCGGTCGCCCTGAACGTCAACGCCGGCCGTCATCACGTACATGCCCCAAATGACCGTGCGCAGCGGGAAGTCGCCAGCCCGGCGCCGCAGTGCATGCTCGTCGGCCTTGTCGCCCTGCTCCTCCCACGTCTCCGCGAGCGAGGTGTTGACGAAGCGCTTCAGCTTCGCCACGTCGCCGGCCTTGGCCGCCTCCTGCGCGCTCACCCAATCGCGGACCAGCATCTCCCACGACTTCCAGCCGACCGGGCTGTAGAGCTTGGACAGGTGGAAGCCGGCCACGGTGCCGTTCTGCGCGCCGGGGTTCTCGGCGATCCACCGGCCGTCACCCAGCATCCGCGTCTTCTGGTGATTCTGGATCGTGCCGCCGCAGTGCTCGCAAACGTAGATGGCCGTCTCCGGCCGCGGGTCACCGGCCGGCGTCTTGAGCCACTTGATCCCGTGCTCGACCGTAGCGCCCCAGGTCAACACCTGCAGTGCATCGCAGTGCGGGCATGGCACCCAATACCGGCGCCGGTCACTCGCCAGATACTCCCGCTCGATGGTCGAGAAGTCCTTCGTCGTCGGCGTCGAGCACAGCAGCAACTTCCGGTTGGGGAAGTTGGACATCCGCTCCATGACCAGGCCGATGGGGTCGCCCTCCCCGTCCACGTCGAGCGGGTAGCCGTCCACCTCGTCGCAGGCCGCGAACCCCAGCGGCTTGGAGGCCAGGGAACGCGCCGAGTTGGCGCCAGAGAAGAACAGCGTGGCCGAGCCGTCGGCGATTTCCTTCGTGAACAGCGTGTTCGTCTCGTCCCGCGACCTGGTTTCGGCGATGCGGGAGAACACCTCCGGCATCAGCTTGGCCGTCTGCGTGAAGCGCTGCGACGAGTGGTCCTTCGCGTCCTGCAGCGTCGGCTGGACCATCATCATGTCCATCGGCGCGATGTGAATGCGCTTCAGGATGGCGTTGTAGAGCACCTCCGACTTACCGAGCTGGGTGGCGAACTGCATCACCACCTTCTGGACCGGGTTCTCCGGGTCGGTGCAGTTCATCGGCTCCAGCAGGTACGGCGTCCGTGAGGTGCGCCACGGCCCCTTTTCCGGCCCCTTGGCGATGCGCCGCACCTTGTCGGCCCAATCCGAGCACCGCATAACCGGAGGCACCGACAGGTGAGCCCGGCGCAGCGCCGAGATGAACTCGACCGGATCGACGAACGACTCCCGCGCGCCCATCAGAGACTCACCTCGGCGTTCTGGTTCAGGGCGGCACGGATTTCGGCGTCGAGGATCACCTGGCACCGTCCCACATCCGACTCCGCGGCCAGGACCGGCGCCATGCGTGCAGCCAGGTTCAGCATGGCCTGGCTCACCGCGGCCCACTGGCGGGCAAACTCCGCACGCATGGGGGCTACCTCAACCAGCGCCTTGCGCGCGTGGTTGAGTTTGACCAGCGCCATGTCTGCCTCGTAGATCTCCCGGCGACGACGGGCCTCGTCGCGGGTCTCCCCGCTGTCGACGAATCCCTCGGGGTCATCAGGCAGCGGCCCAATGTGCCGAGGCGAAGGCGCGGGCGCGATACCCTCCGGCTCAGGGTTCCGCTGGGCCACATTCAGCCGCTGCCGGCGCCACGCAGCCGCGGACTCCACTGAATCCACAGGCATCCCCTGCTTCTTCAGCTTCGTCATTGCGGCCGGCGACAGCCCCAAAGCGCGCCCGATGGCCGCTTGAGACAGGGGGGCGGGGCTAGCGTTCACCGGCGTTCACCAAAAGTAAATGCCATTCACTGGCGCGATTTCGCGCTCGTTTCGCACCCGCATTCGGACCCCCCGGGAAGGACCCGAACGAAAGTCATTCGCACTCATGCCTTGCTACCGAAGCGTTGCAGGTAGAACGCGGCCTCGCGGGCGAACAGGGCTGGGAACTTCTCGCGCACCTTGCGGACAACCGCCTCGTTGATGCGCTTGGTGTTGAACATCTGCGCCACGTCGATGGTGCGCAGGGGCTTGATGGGCAGGCGCTTGTCGCCTGTACGTTGGAACACGGTTCTGCCCTTGTTGCCGATGAACGCCTTCGGCCCGAGGGACTTCTTGCCGCCCGTTCGCTTGACCTGGACGAATACCTCGCCCTGTGTGCCTGCCTTGGCGCGCTTGCGGCCCTCGGCGAGTGATGCCTTCTTCTCCACGAAGCGGATCAGGTTGAGCGCTCGGCCCTTGGGGCGCCCGCCAATCAAGGCGGCCTCGATGGTGAGGCTGCCTCCCTTGTAGTAGGCCCGCTTGATGCGAAGTTGTTGCCTCACTTGCTCTGCCGAGATCACGAACTCCTTGCGGATCTCCCGGCTCATGTCGGTGCGGGCCTGCTCGATGGTCTTGTTGACGGCGCTGGCTGCTGCCTTGTTGGCGATGTCGCCCCGCAGGCGTTCGAGCTGGCGCTGCACCTGGGGGAAGTTGCTTGTGATGCTCAGTTGCATCAGTAGTCCCCTTCCCATAGAACGTGAACCTGGCCGCGCAGCGTGGCCTGTTCCCAGAATGGGGCGCCGGTAAAGACGCGCACCTCACCGGCCACCTCGTCTGCCATGACAGCCATGTCGCACTTCCTACCGTCGAGGTAGACGGTCGGGTATGCACCGCCGTGGGCCACCATGGCTTGTTGATAGGTTGCGTAAGCCTCTACATCCGCCGGATCTGCGGAATAGCGCCTCGGGTTGCTCGGCGGCTGGGACAGCGCCTTGGCGAGGCGGGCCTCGGCCATGATCTGCTTCATGATCTTGCTCACGTCCCCTCCGTTCGCGTTTCCATCGTTGCTGCCGGCCTGTGCGCAAGAAGCGCGGCGATGGCCTGCTCGACTGACTCCACGACCACGACATGGCCAGCCCATGCGGCATGCCATTCCTGCTGATCGGGGGTGAGGCGGCGCTTGCTGGGGATCTTGTCGCCGTCTTTGACCTCCATCAGCAGGGTCCGGCCGCGGAATCCCACCATCAGGTCGGGGCAGCCCTGCCCTACTGCCGCCAGGCTCTGGACCGTGGCGCCGCAGCGCAGCAATGCGCCGACGATCACGGCGTGATTGGCATCTGTGCGAGCTGCTCGCCTCATGCGGCTACCCCAATCGTGCCGCCGATGGCGCCGTAGTTCCAACCGCCATAGTGGCGACCGATAACCTGCCCGACGATGTTCAGCGCGTCACGCCATGACAAAGGTGGCTGCGGCGGCTTCCTACTCTCCGCTTCACGCACGATGGCGATGGCCGCGCGCTCGTAGGGGCACGCGCTGCTGAGGCTGAAAGGCGGAACCATCACCTCCCCACCATGTAGACGATGGCGCCGGCTGCGAGGATCGACAGCACAGCGACGGCGTAGGCCAGCAACCTCATGCGAGCGTGCCTCCCAGCGGGATGCGCGAGAACTCGCCCCGCACGATGGTTCCGGGGGGAAGACTGAAGCGGGCGTCATAGCCGGGATGGCCAGGCAGCACTTGCTTGACGACGTGCGGAGGTTGAATTGCGGGCACGCCCTTGTCCCACTTTGGGCCGGTGTACTTGGGGATCGTCACCACCTCGGGCCGTTTGACCGGCTTGGGCGCGGCCTTTGGCTTGGGCTCTTTCTTCGGTCGAGGCTTCGGCACGTATTTCGCGTGGAAGCGCGCGGCGGCGAGTTCGCGCGCATGCTGGCGCGCAGCGGCCTTGAGCTTCGGAAGGATGACGTCCTCGTACTCGTCCGCCTCCGCCTTGCTCGTGAACAGGCGCTTGTAGCACTGCACGCCGACCCTGTAGATGTCCGGCATTCCGTATGCGTTGTTCGCCACCTGCATGCCGGTCATGCCCGGGATGTCGTGCAGCGTGCAACCGCCTGGCCGGCTGGAGTACT